CAGTACTTGCTCCTTCAGAATGAATTGCATATCCTTTGATAACATCAATACTCATGGCTGTGCCAGTCGTATGGTTACCTAAAAATACGATATTCGTTCGTACATACCTTTTTCCACCAATGTAGCCAATGCTATTAGTTGATGGGGTCTCAGCGTTTGCATCTAACATCAAAAACACACCATCGGTAGTTCCGATAGCAGAGTCAGTAACATCTTTTGCAAGTGCATTTGTATAGGTAGTATTATCATCAGAATGTTGTAAAACAAAGCTGATTGATAAATTGGCAGCAAGAGTAACACCCTCAATACCAGTATTAACATTTACATATGCACCATTAAAGCCTTTAAGGTCTACAGCAGTACCAGTAGTAGTAGCTCCGTTTCCTGCTAGGACAACTGATGCTAATGCTTGTACTGATTTTAAATTATTTCCTAAATCTCTCATAATTTACTCCTTACGCTTTTTGGGTTAATTTAACAATAGCTTCAGGCATGATAACCTGTCCACCAACACGCTTACGAGCAATGTATCGCACATTACCAGTAGTCGCTTGTGTGAAAGGATCACGCAATACAGCTAAGTTTATTCTGTCTACAATCATATAACCCCTTCTGAAGTCTCCGAATGCGATAGGTGATGCATCTTGTGCTGCATTAACCATGTCTACGGCTTCCACATACGGATGTCCAAGAATAGTGTTAGTCACACCACCTTGTAATGACATTGATGCTTGGAATACATATTGTCCTGCGCCATCTTTGAGTTTTCTAATGTTAGCCAAAGTGTTTCTATTAAAAACAAATGTGCCGTTTCTAGAATAATCAGGCTTAACGCTGTGAACTAATGTTATTAGATCGTCAGCATCGTATGCAGTGTTAGAACCTGAGTCAACATTACCAATAGAGCCATTAGACATAAAGCCTTCAGGTTTTCCTACTGAATTGCCAACAACAAATGCAGTTCCTTCAGCTACAGCAAATTGTGTAGCGAACTCTGATTGCATTTCAGCTTCTAGGTTAAAGACTGAGTCCTCTAGGTCTTGCTCAGAAATATCTACCAATGCATACATTTCGTGTGCAGGTAGTTCTTCTAATCCAACTCTATAGCCTGTAGTCTCACTTCTAGTTCCACTTTCAGCTACCCATTGAGCAGCAAAAGTGCCTTCTCTTTTTGGTACTTGAACGCTTCTAGCACTTGTACTTCTGATTCTAGAAATACTACGAATAGGTGACATTTCAGTTATTGTTTTCAACAACTCTCTCACATATTCAGGTGGTGCTAAATAACCGCCAGTTGAGTCATTGCTGACTGTAAGTGCTTTTTTCTCAGCTACATCAAGACCTTCCAGTCCTTTTCTGCAGTATTGATCAAATGCGTTTAGGTAATCATCAACCTGCTTAGATTCAAAACCACTATTGGGTCTTGTTACTACAGTGCGTAGCTCATCTAATTGGCTTTTGATGTTTTCTGCGTTGGCTTCAGCAGTAGTTAGCTTCTGATTCATGTCCTCGTAAGAATCCATTTTGGCTTCTAACTTAGTCATTTTTTCTTCTGCGTATGCTGTACCTTCGCCTTTTTCTATGCTTTCAAGCCTATCGTCATTTACTTTTTTAAATTCTTCAAAAGTTTGACCAAGGTCTGAAATAGCATTTTTTATATCTTCCGACATAATTATCTCCTATTAAGATTTTAAGGTTAAAGTTAAGTTCTTTATGGCATCTACCAATTCTTGACTTGAATCAACCTCTCGTTGACCAAAACAATCAGTTACAGCTTTTGCTGCAACCTTTGATTCTGAACGAGACAAATTGAAAGCATCACGCAATCCTTTTTCCCATTCCCTAATAGAATACTGTTCACCTTTTACCGACATCACAGTTGCCTGTGGGTTCATCGGGAAAGTTACTAGGCTTACTTCCATTAAATCTACTTCTTTGATAATGCGTTTGTTATTACGCTTATCGTATGTTACTTCTGAAGGGTTAACTCTAAAGCCTATTGAAAGACCATCTAAAGCACCCATTTTTAATAATTCGTAGGCTTCTGCACCTGCCTGAGTTTTAAGAGCAAGTCTGCCCTTTACAACTAAGCCGTGGTCATCTTCCTTTACTTCGTCAAATACACCAATAGGCATATCTGATTTGTGTTGATATAAAAGTTTGACACCTTTGTTCTTTCTTTTTCTAAGAGATTTAGTAAACGCACCTTTCTCAATAACATCATTGCCTAAGTCTTTGTTGCCAAACACAGAGCCATAACCTTCAAACAAACCAAACTCTTTGTTCTCATCTTCTTCATCATCATAGGCTTTAAGCTCTGATTTAATTTCAATAAAAGATTTAAGCTCAGCTAGGTTATCTAGCTCCTCATCATTGTCTTTTTTTGGTTTTGGTTTGTACCCTGATTCTTCGGTACTGGTTAGTTCTGTGTATTCACTATGGTTTTTACAAGGCATAAATATTTTGTTTCCATCTTCGTCCATTGAATGATTGCCAACACAACCAATTTCTTTGGCTCTTGCATTAGCTTCTACAGGATTATCAAAAACATCTTTCCTTATTTCTTTTTTTATATCATTCTCTATAGAATCTTCCACATGGGAATCGTACTCATTGGCACAAACAGCTAAGTTTTGTTCTGAATTAAATTCAGTCGTCATAGTGTTATCTCCTATATATCCACATATAGTACATAAAGGGTGGAAAGACTACAAGATATAGTTAGGAATAAATAAATATAATAATATTCCAAAAAAGGTTTCTTTTTATATGGAAGCTGATATACTGGTCTTATATAAACTAAACGGAGATAAAATGAAAAACTTAATAACCAACAACTACTACTCAGGTGGTAACTTAGATACTCTTGCAGAAGCAGGTTATACAGAAGATGATTCAATGGTAACTTTTAAACAAGCCATGAAGCACTTTCAAGTAACAGGCGATATGCTAAAAGGTCTTAAAGGTCTTGGTACAACTCTTTGCTTCTATAAAGAGCAAGAGAACAAACTAACTGGTAAGAAAGAAATGGTAAGAAAACTTTTTACTGTCTTTGATTCCAAGGATGTTATTAGAGTAATAGAACACAACACAAGGAAGGTAGCATAACAGCTACCTTTTTTACTAAGGAAAATAAAATGAATAAAGAATTAATTAACAAAAAAGTAGAAACAGAGTTAAATGAATTCGGTATGCGTAAATACACACAAGGAACTTTTTTAATAAGTTACATTATGTATGGCGGCACAAAGGTTGATGGTGAGTTTGTATTAGGTACAGCCTATGATCATTATGCACAATTCGCTGATGGTCATAAAACATACGATTATTTACGATCTGAAAAATGCCTAGAAACCGCTAAGAGAAATGGTCATACGCATTATGAACTTAGGAAAAAATTATATATTGACAGTGGTTGGTTATATATGAATGAAACTATCCAAGGTCAATTCGTATGAATACCATAGAACTAAGTAATGATGAGATTATGGCTCTTGGTAAATGTATCTACGATAAAGTAGGTACAGATACTGAGATGTTAAATTCTAATACACCTTTAATGTCTGCCTTAGATAAACTGTTAAAAGCTAACTGGTACACAAATGACACTAAAGAGTGTTCTGTATGTACTGGTACATCTTTTAAAGTAGGCAAAACAAATAAATGGCAATGTGATAATTGTGTAGAAGCTAGAAGCTGTGCAGGAGAAATATAATCAATCAAGAATAATGTCTTGCTCGTCAGCGTAAATTATTACACACCGACAATTAATAACATTTCTAGCGCCACCTTTGGAATCACCTGCAAATCCCATAGGTGTGCCACCTATTAAAAAATCTTCTTGCATATCAACTGTTTGCCCATTCGCTGCTGAATGTGATGATCTTGTTCTTCCATCTTTTTTTGATACCCAATGTTTTAACATCTTTAACCCTAAGTCTTTCTCAACAGTTGCATGGTAAGAATGGTTGGCAAAAGATGCTGCACTATGTGTTTCAGTTCGTGAAATTAGTGCGGCTCTGCTTCTGCTTATAGGAAGAAACTTATCTGACACTAACTT